TCACTTACGATCACTTTGCAAACCGCGATAGGCCTCCAGTTTGGCGATAGCATTCTCGGCAAGGGTCCGCGTCATCGCCAGATACCGCTCAAGAATCGAGGCCACGTTGCGCAGCGAGTGCCCGGTTATCGCGGCAATCTCCTGTGTGGTGCATCCGGCCTCCGAAAGCATCGTCACCGCCGTTCCCCGGAGGTCGTGGAAATTCAGTTCCTTCAGGCCCGCTTTATTCGAGTATTCCCGCCATATGTGCCTGAAGTGGTCGGCCTTCCAAGCCTGCCCTGATGGGCTCGTTAGAATCACCGCCTGCTTGCGTGGCAGGGCATCTAAAAGTTCTTTGAGGGCGGCAGTGCAGGGGACCACGACTTTCGCTCCTGTCTTACTCTGCCGGATAGCCAGTGACCGCCCGTCATAGGCGTTCCAAGCGAGCCGAAGCAGGTCGCCTTGGCGCTGGCCTGTGTGAAGCGCGAGGATCAGGGCGTTCTTGAGAGGGAGCGGCGCAATCTGCTGAAACGCGGCAATATGTTCCGGAAGCCAGATTTTTTCGCTTCTGTCCGCTCTGTAGATGCGCCGGAAGCCCGCTAGCGGGTTCTCCGGAATTTTCCCGCGTTCTTTCCCCCACGACAGTACGCGGGCAAGATGCGCAAGCGTATTGTCAGCCCCGCGAGGCGATTGCTTCGCCATGCGGTCTCGCCAATCGAGCATGTCCGAGCGGACCGCTGCGCGATCTTCAAGGCCGTCTAGCGGTAGGTCGCCGTACTCACGATCGATTACTCGAAACAGGTATTTGGAAACAGCCTGCGTGCTGTCCGCCAGACCTTTAAAATCTGGCGAATCTTCGTAGGCCTTCACCAGCCCCGCTAGGGTGCCATCAAGCCGGTTGCTCTTTATCTTGTTTGCGTCGGCAAGCGCGACGAGAAATTCAGGGCTTTGCGGGTCGTCTGGTAAGCGCTTCCCGGTCAGCCGATGGTAGTAGTAGAGGCGAGTGCTGCCATCAGCCAGCCGCTTCCGAACCGGGTTTACCCCTGACAGCCTGATCCGCACGTTTGCGCTTCCATTCTTGGAACTTGGTCGGCTCATCGGAAGTCAACCCCATAGCTTTATCAAGGGCCAGATCGAGGGCTTTGGCATCATAGCGGCGGGTGCCGGGGACAGGGCCGGGAACTAGGCCCTTCCGCCGCCATTGGTCATAGGCTGAAGGCGTGATCGAGCAACGCTCGGCGGCTTCTGATTTTGTGAGAAGGCGTGTCCCCATCACTCCAGCCCTATATCCTTGGTGGTGGCGAGAGGAGCGAATTCGTTGACCTTCGGGTCTTCGTCTGGCGGCAGGGCTAGTATCGCGTCGATGCACTCTCCGCACGCAAACCGTTCACTGAATGATGCTAACGGTTGCCCGAGCGAATATTCCGGCGACAAGAAGCCCTCCTGTACCTTCTTGCAGGCTTCGTACGCTTTCTTCTGCATATTCTCCTGACCGGCTGCGTAGACGCGGCGGAGAGCCGGGATTACTCTTGTTTTAATGTTTTGCTCAAACGTAGCGCTGCTAAAAATAACACCAGACGCCAAATCCTCTGCTTCCTTCTCAAAATCCATGGCTTATTCCCCTCCCTTCAATAGCGATAGACGGGCTTTCATAGCGGCGATGCAAAGGGCGATGGCTCTATTGCTATCGCATTCTCCAATAAATGTTCCGAGAATTGGCTGGTCGCGGTAATCTCGCAGTTCTGCGACGTGTGAGACATGCATTGTGTAGCCAACCTTCCACTTAAAGCCATCCGGCACCAGCGTCATCGCTGCGTCGATGGATGAGGTGTATCTCGGCGGTCCTTTTTCCTCTCGCGAGTACCATTCTGCGCCCGGCTTAAACCAGTATGGCTGGCGGCAGCGTTCTTTCTTCTCATAGGTCCATCCGAGAATTAGCTTTGCAATCTCGCCATCGGTCTCGCGGGTAGGCTCGGCAAGAGCATCCAACCTCTCCACCAGCGCTAGCAGTTCTGATTCAGTTGGCATTGGATCGCGCCTTGTTCCATTCACTGATGAACTTGAAGGTTTTCCAATCGAGCGAGAAGAACCCGTGGTGAGTAATTACATGTTCCTGCGCTTCGGCGCTGTCGCAGATCGTCTTGCCTTCTCGCCAACGCCTGTGAAATTCAATGCCGGTAAGAGTGTATCGCTTACGCATCTGCTCCTCCGCTCTTGAGCGCTGCGCGGCCTGCGGGGGTGAGTACCCACATATTTCCGCCGGGCTCAATTCCACGCTCGGCTGCAAAGGCTTCTTCCAAAGCCTCATCATTGACAGGAACGAGTTCTATTAAACCTGCGGCTTCCATACGCTCAACGAACGTATCGCGTCCTTCAAACAGGTCGGCATCGCAGAAATCATCCCAGTGAAGACGAAGGTCTTCGTGTGCCGTCAGCTTCACTTCACCGGCCATCGGGTGCTCCTTTGGCAAGCGCTTCGGCGAGAACATCGAGCAGCGGTGCTGATCGCTCGCGTCGTTTGCGAGAATTATTGTGCGTGGCCTCGTGGTTGAACGGGCACTTCCAATCGCACCATTCCGTGCCGATGTTCTGACAGTGCCCGTGATCATCAAGACCACAGCACATTGCGAGATCATCTTCATGGTCTTCATCGAAGATTGTGTTCGCGTCGATGAAATCCTGATCTTCACCGGCCATCGCTAGAGCCTCCGGTGGTGGTGCGTTTCGGCAATTCAGCCCATGCAACAACCGTTGCTTTTGAGTGCGTGAGGCATGTCCAGCCTGTGCGGCTCCATTCTTCGTCCGCTTCGATGTATCTCGGCTGCGCCGTGTACGGCGTTACGATATGCTCGCCATCTGCAAGCTCGACGAGGTACATTCCAGTTTCTGTTGGGAACCCGCGCTGCCACTTAATATGCGATGCCTCGAAATCGTCTAGCAACATCGCTACTGCTCGGTCGAAGTCGTCGCGCGGCGGTGTGCAAAGTTCTCGGATACGAGCCCTCATTTCCGGCGTAGATTGCAATGCACTCACTTCGCGCCTCCCGTTGCGGAGAGGGCTTCAAAGCGGCCGTCTTCAAATTCCGATTTCCGCCGGACCCATAGTTGCCCATCGTGGCCGCGATAGACGGTCGCGACTTCGTAATCAGTCAGGCCGTCCTCGCATTGGACTTGAGCCTGCCCGACGACAACGTATGTCGATCCGCGCTTCTTGTGCCTGTGCGTCGGCTTCCAATCGTCCTGCGCGCTTGCAGGAGCGGGGGCGGAGGCATCGGTGCAGAGAGAAAGCACCGCCGCTCCCTGCGTCCAATATCCCATGTCACGCAGATGTGCTGCCGCTTCCTGCAAGGCAGCATTCCGGATCAATCCTTCCGGCGCGGCCTCCGGTTGGTGGAGAAGACCAAGTTGATTAAATTTATCTACAATTTCTTCCGCGACGTGCTCGCTTATGTTGGGAAATTCATACGCCAACGCGCGCTTTGCCCGCTCCACCACGTCCTCCGCTACGGGGAGAGGGGTGGCTTGAGATGTATATGGCTCCATCATTCCGGTTTTTGCATTGAGTTGTACCCCGACACAGACGCGCGGGTCGCCGAGAATTTCATAGGGCGGTTTCGGAAGCTGGCCGTTCAGCCTCGCTATTTCGGCTTGTGCTGCGTCGGCGCGGGTGCGCCATCCATCGCGCTCATGCGTTAGGACACGAATAATCCCTTCGTCGAATAGCTCCTTTCGAGCTGCTGCGTCGAGGGCGTCGGCGGCTTCGATGCAGACAGGGTTCAATTGCCACTCAGTAATCCCGCCGTTAATCGCGATGTATTTTGGTGTATATTGTGCTCGCAACCGCTCTTGCAGCGTCTCGCGCCCGTCTTTTGCTTTGGTGGTCATGAGGACACCTTGCGTTCTGCAAGGAGCTTTTCAAGTTGCGCAACTCGTTCATCGCGCGCTTGTGTCAACTCCTTGATGATGTTTTCGTAGTTCGGGCGGACGTAATTGTAAGTTGGCAGTAGCCAGAAATAATCGCCCGAGAAGAACCCATCCCTTGATGCACGTTTGCAGCGTTCAATCAATTCTTCGAGTTCGCCAAGTTGCTTATGTAAAGACCCAACAGAAGAGAAAGCTAACATCACTCCGCCTCCTTCTTCAGCGGTTGGAGGGCGGCGTAGGTTTCGCGAGCGTGACGCAATTTCTCTGCTATCTTCCACAGAGAACGAATGCTGGCTGGGTCAGCCTTGCTATGCCAAAGGGAAGTTATTACTGCCTCAAGATTGGTATCTGCGGCGTCATCCACAAAGTGTGCATCACATCTTACCTCGGCAGGAAACAATACCGCCAACGCCTCCTGCGCCTCCTGCATCTTCACGATCTCGGGTAGAGCGAGGATGTGCCGAGCTTTTTCAAGTGCATTGGATTTAAACTTATCCAATACTTCTGGATCGATAAGCCGGCTTGAAAAAGCAAGCGGATCAATAATCCGCGCTACCGCTTCTTCTGGTGGGGTCATAGCGTGCTCTCTGATTGCTTGAGGGCGGCGTCGATCATTGCGCTCAGACTGGTTAGATCAAGTTCCTTTGCTCCCGGCGGGACTGGCGGTACGACAGAAACGTCCTTGATCTTTTTCCGGGCGATGCCGCGTCGAATAAAGCGTAAGAGCCCTTGCGCTTCCTCCAACGCCTTCACGAGCCCTTCGTGAGCGTTGACTGCGCGGACGATCAGAGCAGCGTTGGCCTCGCCAGTCGGGTTGTCTTCCGTACCATCGTGAAACGGCTGGCAAATTTCCAAGTGCGGTTTAGAAGCCGAATAGACGACCCAATCCCACGATCCTTGCCGAGTAGTTGCAGCCCACGGCAATTCAGTATGCTTTCCAGTCTCTGGTAGAGGCCATGCGTTAGTCATGGGAGCCTCGAAACCTTGCGCTGCATCTTCTTGAATGCCCGGTAGAACTCACCTTTTGAGCAGGGCTTTGCGTATTGAAGGTGATAGGCGTGGTGATCGAAATTGACCCTTACGTTGCCGTACTTGTCAGTCTCGAACCGGTATGTTTTCAACATTCCGTCTTGATCCATGCGGGTGCAGAACTCGTAGGTCCACCAGTAGTCGCTGCGCTTCTCGGGGCAGGAGTAATTGTTCCGCGTCTTGAAATATCTCCCGACTTTTGATGCGTTCTTGCTTTCCCTGAGCAAGGTTTCGCGGCGACCCATTTCAGCCTGCGCTGCTTTGCAGATAGCCAAAAGCTCTGCTCCGGTTTTGGATTTCATTCTCACGCCCGTTCTCCTACGAGTTCCGCAGGCACGTTGAAGCACTCTGCGTTCGGCCTCTTGTCACAATCACCGTTTGGCAAGACCGCGTTTCCGCATCCGCAGATGCGGCGCTTCGGCTCATCAAGGAAGCCGACGATGCGACGCGCATTCATCGTTCGCCGGAAGCGGTATGTATCTATTGTTTCCGCATCCTCGCCGCCGTTGCTTTCAATCGCGGTGTGCAGTGCGTCTCGATCAATGACGCAAGAAAACTCGTCGCGGCCGGAGTGAATGATGGTGGCAGGCAGGTTCTCGCGGACTATCTTGTCTTGTGGGCCTTCGTAGTATGATCCACCTGTCTCTACTCGGATCGGGTGCGACACGAGAATGCGCGTACCGGGAGCGATTGCCTCTGCGAGCCGCTCGCAATTGAAGGTTGCTGAGCGCAACCCAAGCCCGGAAACGAGCTTGCGAAATCTGTCGCGCTGATCGCACCCATCACGCAGCGGGCAACCAGTGCATGGCTTGAGATACACCGCCATCAAACGCACTCACTCTGCGCAGGCACGTTGTTCTCAACGTCTCGCCTGATCTGGTGGAATAGTTCGATGGAAGTCTTGCGCTCTACTACGGGGCGGAAGCGGAACGCGCTGTAAAAGGTATCTGTCTTTAGCGCCCCGCCATATCGAGCCACAGCCACCATTCCGTGTAGCTTTATCCCCGGCTGACCATATGGCGTTAGGCCAACATCACGTACTTCGTATATCGACCCTTCTTTTGGAAGGTCGCATTGGTGATTCCAGCCGGTCGATACAGGTGACACTTTCGTCTTCATATCCACGCACACCACCTTCTGCCCAACACGGAACGTCATGCGCTTCTCCTGTTCGGATTGACCGGCTCTCCATTAAAGCGCCGGTACGGTATCTTTCGCTTGGATGACTTGATGCCGAGATGCTTCTTGCGGATGGAATCCGACTTGGCTTTCTTCGCGCGATCCTCGGCAGTCTTCTTCTTGTGAGCGGTGCTTAGCGCGAGAAAGATATTCGTTTCCCGATGCTCGCCACCAAGGGACAGAGCAATCTTGTGCTCGTACTCGAACTTGTCGCCGGGCCTGATCTTTCTGCCGGTCAGATAGCAGCGCCCGTCTTCTCGCTGCCAAACACGAAGTTTCACGCGGGGAGGGATTGCCTGATCGTCGTGGCCTGCAATCCACTCTGGAGCGGTGCGCGTCACAGCCGGGCCTCCACGCGCTTGCTGGCTTCGTGGGACTGCCACTCGTAAAATTTCATCCGCAGATAGTCGGCCTCGACTTTGAGCTCGTTCGCTTCTCGGCGGGCATCGACAATTTTCTGGACGTGTTCTTCCCAAAGCGGGGATGACTTCACTTTCAGTTCGGCTTTTGAAACCGGCATATCCCCAAGCGCCGCCATCTTCTGCGAGAGAACGGCTGACTTAGTTTCCTCTAGAAGATCAGCAGCAGCGTTTGCCCTGACCCACCTGAGAGAGGCGAGGCGGTATTGTTCGGAGATAGGCCGATTGTCGGTCATCAACGAAACTCGGCGCTGAACGGCACGTCATCGTCCAGATCAGCTTGGCGCGGCCTGGACGGTGCGTTTCCAGTGTTCTTCTCGCGAGGCTCAAATAAGCTGACGCGAACCTTGCCTTCCGCGTCAGGCAAGGGGAGGCTGTCAAAGACAATGCCGATGCCTTTTTCTCCCTCGAATGCCGTCCCGACGCGATGCCAGAACGTGCCTCCATCCTTCTTCGGTCGCGGTGATAGAACGTCGAAACGCTTGCTCATGCTGCTTTCTTTCCTTCGATGGCGGCCTTCTGCGTAGTCAGCAGGCCCTTGAGTTCATCCAATTGTTTCTGCGTGATGCCGTGGTCTTGCCGGGCTTTCTTTTGCTCGTCGGAGAGCCACCAATCGGTCATCGCCTGCACGTCCTTGAACGCGGCGATTTCCTTGCGGGCTTTCGCCAAGAACAGCACAGTGCTTTCGTCGGGGGCCGCGTCCTCGTTCTTGAGGTCGTTGACGTATTTACTGTCGTCGTACCGGCCCATGAAAATGTCGCCGGCAAAGCCGATCATGGAGAGCGCCTTTACAAGCGCGTCCGTCACGGATTTCTTCGGTGCGTCCTCGTCGGTGAAGTGCTTGCCGCTAGAGCGGGTGCCGCTGAATTGGGTGCCGCCGATGTGCTCGACTTCGCCGCGCTTCCCATCCCATTCGTACCAGACGCGAACGCGAGCCAAGTGCATCTTCTCGCCGCCAGCGCCTTCCTCGATACGTTCCTCAACGATCTGGAAACCCCAACCGATACCGCACGGCCCAAACGTCTCGGTCGCCTTGTGAACGAGGTAGTGAGGTTTTGGTGACGTGCCCTGATATGACTTGCCGGTGATAGCCTTCGTATGCGACGGCGGCGTCTTCTCGACCTTATTCCAGAGCGCGAGTGTGTCGGTCATAGCTTCTGCTCGAATGTTGCACTGATGCCCTCGGGGAGGTTCCCCGTTGTCTTCCGGTAGGCGCGGGCTTCGGTAAGAAACGCCTCCCGTAAATTCGCTGTCAGGCCCATAGCCTTCAGAGCCTTGAAGGCGTCATCGACGCTGAGGACTTCGACGGTGCGAAGAGAAAGCGCGCGGCCATGGCCGGTGCCGATCCTGACCTTGGCGTCCTTCGCTGCTATCGAATGCAAGCGGTCCAGCCTCTCGAACCGGCTGAACGCCTGATCCGCGTGGATCGTGGCCGACACAACGTCCTCGCCGACAACGCCCTGTGCGGCGTTCTCTTTGGCTTCGCGCTCTGCCGCTTCTGCCTCTCTGGCGATGCGTTCGGCTTCTGCGGCTTCGGCTGCGATCCGTGCAGCTTCCGCGCGCCGCTTGGCTTCTTCTGCCTGCATGTACGCAAGCACACGCTGCTTGATCGTATTGCGGGCGCTTTCGAGCGGCTTCTGCGCGGCCCTGTGATTGTCGTTGATCGACTTCACTTGATCGTTCAGCGGCTTTACTGCCTTGACGCGCTCGGCTTCAATTTCATCGAACGATGCCTTGACACGCCTCTCCATCACCGCCGCTTCTCTGGCGGTTTCCTCGGTTTCGATAACCGGGTTTTCAGCCAGCCATAGAGAAGCGTCGGCAAGCGTAACCTGACCGATTTCGATAGGGCCGGGAGGATTGTTGTGGCCCATGCGCGCGAGGTTGCTCATTCCGCAGCCTCCGCCCTAAATTCAGGATGCTTCGTTTCCATGTGGCGGCGGAGATTCGTGAAACTGCGAGTGCAGCACGGGCAAACGCCGTTCGATGCACGGTTCTTTAGTTTCGTGATTTGTCCTTTGGCAGCCGATTTCTCGCGCTCAAGTCGCGATATGGTGTCGTCTTTTTCGGCTAGTCTCTGCCGAAGGCCGTCCCGTTCTCTGCGAAGTACGTCTGCATCGCTTTCGCGAAAAACGCGGGGGTGTCCGTTGGGGCAATACCATGTGGATTTGTCCGTTCTCTTTCCGTTATAGAAGTGAACAGGCACATCAAATTCGATGCCGCAATTTCCGCAAGCAAGCCGCGTCATTCCGTTCATTCCGCCGCTTCCCTCTGGCTGGTTTCCAACTGCTGAACGATGCGAGACAGTTCTTTCGATGCAAGAAACAAGTCTTCGTATTCACCTGCGAGAAGGCGTGGTGTTTCAGAAGCGATCTTTTTCAAATCACTCACGCCCATCACGATCTGCGTCACAGTCAGTTCAGCGAGGATCAAAGGTTCATCCGATGAAAGGGGGCCAGCGATGACGGCGACGCGGGGAGAAGGGGCGCTAGTCTGCCCGTCACCGCTGGCTACGGCCGGGGGATGGCCGTATGGGGGGATGAAGTTCATCGCTCTACTCCGCTGCGATAAGTTCGTTACGAATTGCCGGAACGCGCATGCGAGGACCGCGCTCGTCGTGCTTGCTCCACTCCTCTATGAAGTCTTCCGTTCGATCGAACGTGTACCAGCGGGAGTGAGCGGTCTTCCCGATCTCAAGGCAGCAAGAGAACTCAACGTCTCTGCGGTAGCCTTGAGCGTATGAAGATTGCTGATCGACTGCCTGCTCGATTGACGAGTAGGGACCGAACATTTCTTCGGTGTCGTCGGAGAAATGGGCGAGAAGGGTGAAGCGGGGCATTAGATGGCCTCCGCAGCGCAGATCGCGAGCAGTACGGGGTCGCGGGTGAGCGGTAGCTCGATGACGCAAGGCACGGGTCCATTTGCTCGGACTCCGCGCCGCGCCCAGACTATATTGCCGCCGAAGCCGCGCTCCACGCGCTCGCCGCGCGCGTCCAGCTCGTCAGCCAGTTCGGCGGTGACGATGTAGTGGCCGATGACCGGGATTTCGTGCGGCTCGATTCTGGTATCGACGCAAAGCGCTTTCCAACATTGGCCGTGCGGATGAATATTGTGGGGCGATTTCAATTTGGGGTTACTGAAATAACCGCCGCTTGATGCATATTGCTCCCACCCCGCCGCCCGTGCCGCTGCTTCAAAGTCGAGGAAGGGGGCGGAGAGCCTTTTGGCTTTTGCGTGAAGCGATGTGTGAGCAGACTGGCGCTCAAGCTCGCGGAATAGCGCCGTCACGTCCGCGCGAATGTGCTTGCTGATCAGCCACTCGATAGTGACCGGCCTTGGCCGACCGTTCAGGTCTGCACGAATTGGCCTTTCGGTGATTGCAGCGCTCGCCATGTCGTCTCTCCCTTGGATGGGGAGACTATTTCGGATAATCAGAAATCAGTCAATGGGTAATTTCGGAAAATCGGAAATTATTTCTTGCGGCCTCTTTCTGCCGTGCTACTGATTCTCTGGTCGCGATCCGGAAAACAGGAAAGGGGCCAGCTTTCGCCAGCCCCTAAACAAAAACCCCGCCGAGGCGGGGCTTAATCGTCTAGGTCCTGCAGCGGCCTACCGTGCAGCCTGCAAAGGCGCTGGAGTGCCCAAAACTCGCACTGGTCTTCACCCTCGACAGGGACAGTGAAGGGGCCCTCACGGCCAATCCACCATTCGGCGGTGTTCAAAGGGCCTTTGCCTTCCAAGGGGCGGCAGCCCCAGCGTCGGAGTTTCGCCTCCCATTCGGCTCGGAAAAGGAGGCGGTTGATACTCACGATCGGCTAGTGGTGCAGGGGGATCGCCACGTATTCCTTGGGCCCAGCGAAGGCCGAGCGGCCAACGATTCCACGGTCCTCAAGAAACGTCCGAATATCTTCCAACGGACGAACTTCCACCTTGGCCTTCAGTTTCTCGGATAGAATGAAGGCAAGGGCTTCCGTCACGTCCTCCAGAACCCCGTCGATGTCGGGGCTTGAGAGCACGAGGCCGGGTACGTCATCGCTGTAAGCCCGTAAGCCGCCATCTTCGCGGGCCTCGAAGCAGACAGTAATTTTGAAGCTCTTTTCGGTCATGGTCGATATATAACACTTGACTCTGGTTAGAGCATTGACACCCAACATTAAATTTTGGTGACCGTCAATGTTCTCACTATGTTCCACGTGAAACGGGGTTAGGGGTCACTCTACCCTTGTGCACTTTCCGATCGTCAGCGACGGGGTGTTCCCCGGCCTGTCTTCTCCATCCAAATAGCCTAGACCGTAAAAATCCTGATACCTCAGGCTTTTAGTGTCCATCAGGAACCCAAAGCCTAGGCCGCCGCAAACTATTCTGGTTGTCGGCTTACCATCGAATGTTTGTCTGCTGCATTCATGGAGATTTCGATCAGAGCCAAACTTTCGCACAACGAAATTGATTGTGGCGTCTCCGAATATCGACTTCTTCGGAGGTATTTCCATGACCATCAGGCGATCGTCATTCACGTTAAAAACAGCGTTAGACCAACGTCCGTTGAGCAGGCGGAACCCCACGGCTTGGTCGCCAATGCAGATATACTTTTCAAGTGCGTGGGCTGGCACCGTTAAAATAAACATGCCCGCAATCGCCAAACATCTTTTCAAGTTTTACGCCTCGGCTGGATGGCCTTAACCCGCGCCGCCCACTCAATTTCTTGATCAAGCAGCGGGTCCTCGTTTGAGTTCGAAAATAGGTGAAAAAGGCCCTTTGTTCGGCTTTCTTTCACAAGTTTCACCAAGACGCCGCCGTCCTTAACGCCGACCACGCACAGCTCGCCGACAAGAGCCTTCGTCACTGGCCGCTCTACGCGGTCGTAAATCACCAGCCAACGGTCAAAAACAGGCCCCAGGCTGATCCCGTCGATTTCAGCCGCTACGGTGTTCTCTGTGGAGTCGTCAGGCGCGGGCACTCGTTCCAATTCCCCCGTCTGCGGGAAGAAAATCATTGCCGCACCGGCAGACACACGACCCACGATCGGGATGGTGTCCAACTGGAGGTACTTCTTGGCCAGCGGCACCTCATCTTGCTTCAACTTGCGCTCGCCCTTGAGGTACGAGGTTACGGCGCTGTTCGGTATTTTTAGTGCGGACGCGAGCCCGGACTTACTTAGACCTCGAGCATCGATGACTTTGGCGACAAGTTTAGGGTTCAATTCCATACCCCAAGTATTTCTGTAAATCAGAAAGCGGTGCAATTCGGATTATCCGAAATCGCGCTTGACAAGGATTTCGGAAAATCGGAAATATGCTGGCAGCATGGAGCCAGCAAAAACCATCATCAAGCGGCTTGGCGGCGAGGCAGCGGTGTCCGGCATTACCGGGACGGCCTTTACTGCGCCGTATCGTTGGCAGCATCCAAAGACCAAGGGTGGCACTGGCGGACTTATCCCGCAGCGGCATCATCGGGCGCTCCTTGATTATGCAAAGCAGAATGAGATCGGACTAAGCGCCGAAGACTTTCTCGAGCCAGCGGAGGCTTCCTAATGCTTCCGCTCATCGCATCATCTCAAATCGTTCCCTGCATCGTAGAACGTGATCGTTCAATTGCTCTGCGACTAGCAGGTCCATTTCCATCATCACGGGTTTGCGAAAGTCATTCCCGTATGCACGCAGGACTAGCGTTCGCTCGCGAAGTCGCGGGACGACTGTCCAGCACGTCACTCTCAGTAAATTTGCGTTCGGAGTAATCATGTCGGGCAACGTAGCCATCGCGACGGAGAAGTCGAATCTAGGCCGTACCATTTTGGGCCTCGAAAGCCCCAAAGCGGGGCAAATCCAGTCTGCGATCAACGCGGCTCTACGGAATAAAACCAAAACAAATCTATGGCCTTATCTCGCGGTCCTACTGCGACTAACGCAACGCGGGTTAGGCGATAAAGTCGCGAAGAACCGAGCCTCTGGTCTGCGCGAATACAGTCTCGAAGACATCGCTTTGCTTCTGCGCTCCGACGTTGGGCTCGAAGTCCTCAAGGCGATGATGGGTGACAAGAAGACGTGGCCCAAGTGGTTCAAGGTCTGCACCACGCAAATTCGCATGGCGAAAGACCGAACGGTTATCCGCCAACTCACTCTCGATTACGCGCGCAAGGAATCCGAAGTCACGGATGAAACTGCCGCGCTCATAGGTGACGAATGACGCTCCTTATCGTGTGGATGCTTCTTGTCGTGAACGGCTTCACGCATCCGGCTCTTTACATCGGCGCGGCTGCTTTATGGGTCGCGCATTTGCTCTGGCATTCGACGGCGACGAACAAGCTTTTCTGAGGGCGCACATGTTGCACATTCTGAAAGTGCCAATGAACAAAGGTGAGTGGAAGCCGACGACAAGGGCAGTTCGTTGGTCGCGCGGAATGTCTATTACTTGTTCGTGTTGTGAGTGCCGTTGGCCCGCGAGCGTTACAGAAATTCGCGTCGATTTTCCGACGAAAGAATGGGCCTACTACGGCCCATCATTTCACTTTCGTTGCAAGGCGAACGCTGGATGCAATCGAGAGCCTTGGAAGCGGGTCGGCAAGGAAGCGCGTGGCGGCTCGTGGATGAATGACGGGCCTCCTGTGTTCATTCGCAAGCGCGACGGCGCTCGCTTTTGGTTTCAAGAATAGTTTTGCGGCGTATCTGAGTACTTCGATTTGCGTAGTCAGCCGACACTAAGAGCGGCGCTGTTACTTTCTGGTGGGGAATAAATGGCGGCTCGTAAGCTATCCCAGCCTTCGGCTTCAACACGGGAATATCTGCGCCGTAAAGCGGCGAAGCATAAGCAACTTGATGCGGAAGTTCGCGCGGACAAAAAGGCCGAACGTCTTGCCGCTCGCGAAGCAAAGAAGGCGAGGGCTGCGTGATGCTGAAGGTAAACATCACTTGGCACAACGCCGGGCCTCACACGATCTGGGGCAAGCTCGCAAAGCGCTTGGGTCGGGAGCCCACGGACGCGGAAGCAGCCGAGGAAGTGAAGCGAATCTTGCGGGAGCGCGACTGATGGCCGGTGCTTTCAAGATTGAAAAACGCCGCGTCGAAAATCTTGGCATCGCTTCCGAGTTCGACCTGCACAAGTGGACCATCAAGACGCTACAACGCCTTGCCTGGGGTCACGTGAAGTACTGGCACGCTGCCTCTGGCGAAAAGCGCAACGTCCAGACCGCCGGGAAGCTGCAGGCCATGGGCGTTATCCGTGGCGTTCCGGACCTCCAGATATTCATCAAGCACGCGCCGCATTTTCTCGAATTGAAATACGGCAAGGGCGACCTGAACGAAGATCAGGAACGGTTCTTCCGCTGGTGCAAGGAGTTTTACATTCCTTGCGAAGTCGCGCGGACACAAGAGGAAGTCCTGAACGTATTAGAGCGCTGGCAGGCTATTCGACCTGTTGGATGGCAGTTCAGGCCAGCGCCGGTTCATGGAGGCGCGGAATGAAGCGTATCAGAATCGAGCCCGGCTCTTGGACTGATAGAGCATCAAGGCACATCGAAACCGTTATAGCCGGACAGCCCGACGACGCTTCGTTCGAAGATAAGAAGAGGGCAATCGATCAGAGCTATCCGTTCATGATGCGGCAGGGCTGGGCCTACAAAGCGTGGCTGAAGGCTCGAAGTGATTGGATCAACCGCAACGATCCCAAGGCGTCAGAAAGATTGCGCGATAAGCTCTTAAAACTGGCGGGACAGAGGGATTTGCTATGGCCATGAACCTCCCATCTCCAGCAGAGCGGCACGGCAACGCTGTTTGGACTGGCGCGAACCGCGAAAAGCTAGAGAAGCTTTGGAGCGCAGGCTATTCCGCTCGCTTAATCGCTGCTGAGTTCCCCGGCACTACGCGCAACGCCATCTTGGGCGCGGTTCATCGGCTAAAGCTTCCGAAGCGGAAGGTGGCCGTCAGTGCGGAGCGCGCGGTTTACAAGCGTACAAGTCCAAGGCGTCCTCGCGTAAAGGTGCAGCCGTGCTTTCCGAGCAAGCCGTTCTGCGATCCCATCATTCCTATCCCCGATAGTGCCCTGCGGGTTTCTCTCTTCGACCGCAAAGAGAACCAGTGCTGCTACCCGATTGAGGGGATGATCTATTGCGGAGCGGATAAGCAGGCTGGCTCAAGCTACTGCCCGTGGCATCACCGCAGGGTGTGGGTGAAGCCTATCAAGACGCGCAAGGTATCTGAACCGCGCGTCAAATCGTTCTCTGAATACGAGGGGGCGATATGAAGCCTGAGAAGAACATCACCCCCGCCAAACTCGCAGACGATCATGGATACCGCGTGGCAGCGGAGGCTTATCGCCTCTCTGTAACCGTGCGGAATATCGCTGACCTGCAAGTATCGCTGTTCGATCTCATGCAGCGTGAAGCAAGGCGTCTGGAGGCCGATCAGCAATGAACGTGCTTCCGCACTCCATCGAAGTTGAGCAGGCGTTGTTAGGAGCAATCCTGACAAACAACGACGCTTACGACCGTGTGGCTGACAGCCTGAAGGTGGATCATTTCTTTGAACCTATCCACCAACAGATATACGAGATCGCAGGGACGCTGATCCGTTCGGGCAAGAAGGCGTCACCGATTGCCGTTCTGACCTTTATCCCAAAGGAAACCGATATTGCGGGGCTTCAGCCTTCGCAGTACGTCGCCCGACTGGCTGCGAACGCCACTACAGTCCTGAATGCGCCGGACTATGCCGGAACGATCACGCAGCTTTATCTTCGCCGGGAACTGGTCCGCATATCCTACCAGCTTTCCGATAGCGCCACGCAGGCTGGTCCTGAAACGACCGCCAAGCAAATCATCGAGCAGACCGAGGAAGACTTGCTGTCTCTCGTTACCGAGAGCGATCAAGGCGGTTTTGTTCGCTTCTCGGACGCGGCCAAGGAATCGATCGATATGGCTGCGGCGGCTTTCCAGAAGGGCGGCGGGCTGACCGGACTGCCATGCGGGTTCATCGACCTGGATTCCCTCATGGGCGGCTTGCAGAAGTCGGACCTAATCATCGTCGCCGGCCGTCCTGCCATGGGCAAATCGGCACTGGCCGGGAACATCGCGTTCAACATCGCGAGCAATGATTATTCGGTCGGGTTCTTTTCGCTGGAAATGTCGCGGGAGCAGGTATCCACCCGACTGCTTTCCGATCTGGCGAGTGTCCCGTCCTCTAGGCTTCGCCGCGGCGAAATCACCGAGCAGGACTTCGCAAGGGTGTCCGAAGAAGCCGTCAGGACGCAGGACATTCCGCTCTACATCGAGGATTCCGGCGGGTTGACCATCACCCAGCTTATTGCCCGTGCGCGCCGTCTCAAGCGCCAGCGTGGGCTTGATCTTCTCATCGTGGACTATCTGCAACTTTTGTTTGGCTCGCAGCGCCAAGGAAACCGGGTGCAGGAAGTCACCGAGATCACCACGAAACTAAAGGCCCTCGCCAAAGAGCTAGACGTGCCTGTCATCGCCCTCAGCCAGCTTTCCCGGCAGGTAGAGGCCCGCGACGACAAGAGGCCGATCCTAGCCGATCTGAGGGAGTCTGGAAGCATCGAGCAGGACGCGGACGTGGTGATGTTCGTCTATCGCGAGGAATACTACCTCAAGAACCGAGAGCCTAAGTCAGAAACAGAGGAATGGTTCAAGTGGGAGCAGAGCCTGAAGGCTGCCGAGGGTAAGGCGGAAGTCATCATCGGCAAGCAGCGGCATGGTCCTACGGGCGTGGTCGAGCTTCAGTTCGATGCGAAGTTTACCCGGTTCGGCAATCTGGCAAAGCAGGCCTATGACCGCACATCCTTCAAGGAAAGGGAAGTTGCCTAATGGCTAAGTTCGGTTCTGAAAAACTCAGAGAACAGGCCCTCGATTTTATCGATGCTGAGTTTCAATACTTGAAGGAGGAAGCACGGGGAGATTCGCCAATCGAGAAGCTGCTATTCCTATCTATCAAGACGCTAATTCTTGTTGGTGGGACGGAGTACACGTCGCTCGCCGTGACCAAGACTGTTGCCGACGCCGAGTTGGCGCAACGTGTTTCCGTTGAGCAGAGAGAGGCGGAGACTACGCTGATATGCGTCCCGCAAGCTCAGATTGACGATATGCGCGTCGATTTTGTGTTCTCGGCATTTATGCGCCCATCAGACGGTTCAGCGCCGTACTGGCGAAGACTTATCGTCGAATGCGACGGACACGATTTTCACGAACGGACGAAGCAACAGGCTACTCGCGATAAGCGCAGGGACAGAAATCTTGTCGTCGCGGGCTACGATTGCTTCCGTTTTTCTGGAACTGAAATCTGGACCGATCCGCTCGGGTGCGCTCAGCAAATCGCGGATTGGGCGGTTCTGGGCTGGTTTGGAGACCACAAGAAATGAGCCGCTACGGCAAGATCGAATCGGGCTTCTGGCAGAACCCGAGAGTGCGCGAACTGTCTGAGCGAGGCAGGTATCTTTTGACGTACCTGCTTTCCTGCCCGCATGGAAATTCGGCGGGCTGCTTTGTGCTGCGCAACGGCTACATTGCAGACGACTTGGCGTGGCCGTCCGAAAGGGTTGCGGAAACCATTTCGGAACTGTCTCGAAACGGCTTTATAGAGCGCGATGACAAGTCGTTTTTATTGCGCATCGTCGGGTGGTGGGGTCACAATACGATCGAAAACCCGAACGTCGCGAAGCATGTAGCGAAGGAAATCAACGCGCTTCCGAATTGCCAAGTAAAGCAAAGGCTTATTGCTGAAACGTTGGCGCTCGAAACGGTTCCGCAAACTGTTGCAGAGACCCTTTCGAAACTGTTGCCCGAACAGTTTCGAAACCAAGAACCTAACCTTACCGAACTAGAACCTAACCAGAGCAAGAGCCCTGCCGAGACGCCTCTGGCGTCCGCCCCTCGCGAAGAAGACCAGGCATTGGAAGCCTACAACGTTACAGCGAAGCGCTACGGATGGCCTGAGGCACGCAAGCTCAACGAAACGAGACGGCGAAGCCTCAAGGCTCGGTTGGCTGATAGTGGGGGCATTGGGCCGTGGCGAGAGGCAATGGCGCGAGCGGCACGGTCAGATTTTCTCACGGGTCGGGCTAAGCGATCAGGGGCTCACGAAAGCTGGGCACCAAACCTAGATTTTTTCCTGCAAAGCAGCAGTTTCACGAAGCTCATAGAAGGATTTTACGACAACAAAGGGTCGTCCGCGCCTGATCCAGAGCCAGTATCTCGCGAGCATCTAGAGCGGGTCTGGACAATCTATCTCGAGCGCAAACGCGACGGTCGAGACTTACCGAAGGGCGTGAAGGAGTCGGACATACCGGCTGACTTCATCGCGAAGTTTCAATCAACCCCCACACCGCAAAGGGCACAGGCATGACGCTCAAAGACCAGGATCAACTCGTGGAAGACTTGAAGCGAGAATACCCCGCTGCATCACAGGGGCCGGCAGCCATGAAGAAGGCGAGAGAGGTAGCGGATGAGGTTCTGGCCGAATGGCTCGCTGGGCTTCTGCCGCAGACTCGCGGCGTAATCGTTTCAAGATTGTTCGATGATTTTGCGAAGGCAGGCTTCGCCATTTTACCCCGTGAACTTGATTTTGGAATGATAGAAGCGGCCATGAAGTGTTCCGGTACGGACATTGAGAGTGAATACCGCGCCATGGTCCAGCACTACGAATCCAACAGCGGGGGCGGGGAATGAGTGAGGAGATAAAGATAGCGGATTTGCCCGAGCCTGAACTTGTGGCCCCTGTCGATGGCTTCCGGGTTCTCAAATTCTCGTCTCAGCACCAGATTATCGAACGGCTGCAGCAACGGCACTACAGCACTGTCAGAGGATTCTTCTGGGAAGACGTGCCCGTAATCCACATCGAAACGCCATATGAGAATCCAAAATGAGCCGAGCCGGTCGCAAGAGAAAGCACGTCCAGCGCCAGCCGAACGGCCAGCCTTATAGGCCACCAGAGGACGTGCGCAGGGTTGTCCGCGATCAACCGCACCGCAGGCGCTACAGCAACATGCCCAACAACAAAGGCGATCTATCCCACGATCAGCGGGCAGAGTGCGAACTAGGCCGGTTGGCATTGGAGGGCCTGATCGAGCCTCACCACTACGAGGCAGGCGTCCAGTATCGATCGGCAGTCCGCAACATGCGGGCGGCTATCGGGGCTCCACCTGGTGCTCCACAGGCCCAAGATTTCAACCGAGGCGGCGGGAAGGGCAACGCCCGCGAGGAAGACGACGAAGCAGCAAAGCGGGCCAATCGAGCCCGCTCTGTCTATGCGGATGCGTACGCTGCGCTGGGTGATGCGGGGCGAGACGCGATCCTCGCCGTGAATGATCTTGTGGTATGGGATCGGTCGAGAGCGGAAATCCGGGGCGGCATGGGAAACCTGCATCGTGGGCTAACGGCGCTTGCCAAGCATTTTGGATTATTGGGGAGACGCGCTTGAGGGTGTTGACACGGAATCGCAAATCAGATTCTTCTAGCGCAATAAATAAATACTGGTGATTTGCGCTTGGACCCGCTTCGGAGATTGAGAGGCGGGTTTTTGATTCATGGCAGGCTACGCAATCCCGGCCTGTCTCAGTGTTTCTGGCGGACGCTCGTAACCGAGCATGGAAGATTGACGTAAGGAGCGGCGAGAATACGCCGTGGTGGGTGGTGAAAATCCACTGTGACCGCCTAGTCCGTAAACGCGGGAGCCGGGGGTCGTGTCCCGGCCCGCCAGAATCCATTAAGTCCCGCTTTAATAGCGAAGCGAGTTATTAAAGGTTTGGCCATCCCGCTTGAATAAGCGCCAGTTGGAACTTGTAAGAGTTGCTTGCAGGTTCACCCCTCCCACAAGGACGAATAGCCATGGCGGTTGCTGAGGTCGTTACTCTGTACGACAGCAACGCTAGGGACGTCCCGGCCACGCTTCGGAAGATAGCGGATCAGATCGAAGCCGGAGAGTACGGAACGGTTGGTAGCGCTGGCTTAGTTGTTCTTGGCGACACGATGGAAGTCTTCGGCTTGGGAGCAAGTGCTGAAGCCCCGTCCATAGCGCTTCTGCTTCATGCTGGCTTCATGCGCCTTTCTGGCGCTCTCGAATCTCACGGGAGGGAATAGCCATGACGAACAAGGAATTTAAGGCGTGGTTTGAGGGCTTCACTGAGGCTCTGAGCGGAACACCTACGAAGGCACAGTGGGCGCGCATCAAGGAGCGCGTTGCGGAGATCGACGGCGAGCCGGTTACCGAACGCATCTACGTTGACCGGTATTGGAGTAACTATCAGCCTTGGCCGTATCAGCGGTTTGGCGCGACTGTGGTTGGCGTTGCAAACGCAGGCGCGAACCTAAACTCCTCGATCAATGCCGCAATCCTGTTCAATTCCACGCAGGCCATGTACGCTGCAGGCAAAGCCGAGGCTCTGTTGTGAAGGCCAAGAAGACCAAACCCCAGACCGCTTCCTACTGGAAGTCAGAAATCAAACGGGCCAACGCCATACTGAAAAGGGCGGGGGCGAAGTGAGCAATCCTTTGCGCCGCTTCTGGCGCTTTCTGTTCGGTAGCAAGGACAGAACAACCTTTCACCATCCAGTATGACCAATGAGCTTCAGAAGCCCGCTCAGGACGAGCGGGGCCGGTTTTTACCGGGAAATAATGGCGGCAAGGGTAGGCCGAAGGGCTCCCGGAACAAGCTAGGCGAGGCCTTCATCACGGCCTTGCATGACGATTTTGAAACCCATGGCGTGGCGGCCATCGCGACGGTCCGCGCTGAGAAGCCGCACGAATACTTGAAGGTGGTTGCTTCGCTTCTCCCGAAAGAACTGAAGATTTCGACGGAAAGCGATTTGTCTGATGCAGAACTCGACAAGCGTATCCGTGACATTGCCTCCGCAGTCAGCCTCGTTCTTGGAGGAGCAGAAGCGGGAACTGTTGAAGCTCCTGCAGGAGAAGCAGAGAAGGCAACAGCGCACTAAGCTGCTTCGGTACGGCCCTTACGACAAGCAGAAGCTTTTTCACGGCAATGGGAAGAAAGATTCCGAGCGCCTGTTTATGGCGGGCAACCAGCTCGGGAAGACCGTTGCTGGCGGCGCTGAATGGGCAATGCACGCGACTGGCCGGTATCCAGATTGGTGGAACGGTGCGACATTTGCGAAGCCTCCTTTGCTCTGGGCTGGCTCGGTCACGGGCGAAAGCACACGAGATAACCCGCAGCGTATCCTCGTAGGCCCACCTCCGAAAGAGGAGGAATGGGGAACGGGTTACATACCAGGCGATGCTCTGCTCGATTGGGACAGGGCGATGGGCGTTCCGAACCTGCTGGACAACGTGCAGGTCAAGTGGGGCGGCGGCGGCGATGTGCAGGCAGGAACGGCAATCGTAGCCTTCAAGGCTTACGAGAAGGGCCGCGAGAAGTGGCAAGGGCCGACTGTTGACGGCGTGTGGTTCGATGAGGAGCCGCCGCTGGATATTTACACCGAGGGGCTGACGCGAACGAACAACGGGCAGCGCGGGCAATTCGCGATCCTGACGTTCACACCGCTGCTCGGCATGTCTGACGTGGTGCATATGTTTATTCAGGATTGCGGGCTGGAATGAGTCGTTCAATCGTCCGCATGACGATAGACGACGCAGGCCACTACACACCGGAACAACGTGCAGCGATCATTGCAAGCTACCCCGAACATGAGCGGGAAGCGCGGGTTAAGGGGATACCGACGCTAGGCTCTGGCCGGGTGTTCCCGATCGCTGATGAACTGATTGCCTGCGATCCTTTGGATATTCCGAAGGAATGGGCGCAGATCAACGGGCTGGACTTCGGATGGGATCATCCGTTCGCGGCAGTAAATCTGGCTCACAACCGCGATGCTGACGTGATCTACGTCACGAAGGTTTATCGCTCGGCTCAAACCACGCCGATCATTCATGCAGCGGCTATCCGGCCTTGGGGTGATTGGGTGCCTTGTGCATGGCCGCATGACGGCCTGCAGCACGATAAGGGCTCTGGCGAAGAACTCGCATCTCAGTACCGAGACCAGAAACTAAACATGCTTCCCGAGCGGGCGACGTTCGAGGACGGCGGCAACGGCGTTGAGGCTGGCGTAATCAAAATGCTCGACCTCATGCAGACCGGTCGGTTCAAGGTGTTTCGTCACCTGAATGACTGGTTCTCGGAATTTCGGCTTTACCATCGCAAGGACGGCAAGATCGTGAAAGAGCGCGACGACCTTCTGTCAGCAACGCGATACGCGGTGATGATGCTGCGGTTCGCGGAGAACCCGCCAAGCAGAGCGGTCGCGAATTCTCCCGCAGGTGGAAATTGGATGAGCTATTAATGGCGAAGACACCTAAGCCGAAGGCGCAGGAAGAAGCGCCGAAGGACAAAGGTAATGAGTTTCTAGCCCAAGCCATCAAGCGCTACGACTATGCTTTCGAGCACGAGGAAAGCAACCTTCGCGAGGCTTATGACGATTTAGAGTTTCTTGCGGGCAACCAGTGGCCGGATGATGCAAAGGCTGCGCGAGAAGGTCGCCCCTGTCTTACGGTTAACCGCATCCCGCAGTTTGTCCGGCAGGTTACTGGCGACATTCGCCAGATGCGACCAAGCATCAAGTGTGTTCCGGTCGACAATCGCGCTGACAAGGAGACTGCAGACGTTCTCGCGGGCATGATCCGATACATTGAGAACCGCTCGGATGCTCAGGTCGCCTATACGTCAGGCGCAGACAGTCAGGTCGCATGTGGCATTGGTCATTGGCGCGTGACGCATGAATATGCGGAAGACACGACCTTTAACCAAGAGCTTCGGTTGGTTACTATCCCGGACGGAGTGTCGGTCATATGGGACCCCGATAGCATCCTCCCGAACAAAGAAGACGCGCAGTTCTGTTTCGTCCCAGTCGATATTTCGCATGACGCCTATAAGGTGCGCTACCCAGACGCGCCGATTACCGATTTCAACGCTGAGCAGCATGGAAAGAACGGCCATAACTGGGTTGGCGAAGATTTCATCCGGGTAGCAGAGTATTGGGAAAAGCGGCCAGAGAAGCGTACTCTAGCGCTACTGCCTGATGGTTCTGTCGACGATCTGACCGACGAAACAGACCAAGAGTACATCGATGGGCTGATCCGTGAAGGCGCTCGTATCGAGCAGAGAGACGGGCAGTCTATCTATCGGTCTCTCATCACGATCGGACACGAACTTGAAAAGCCAGAGAAATGGCCGGGCAGGTATATTCCCATCATCCCGGTCGTTGGCGAGCAATACCGCGTAGGCCGGAAGACTGTTCGTCATGGCGTCATCCGGTTCGCCAAAGACTCGCAGCGAATGTACAATTACTCGCGATCCACGCAGGTCGAGGTCATCGCGCTTCAGCCGAAGACGCCATTTATTGGAACGGACAAGAATTTCGAGGGGAAGGAGCAGAGTTGGGGTGCGGCTAACACCAAACCTTTCCCCTATTTGACTTATAACCCTGATCCGAAGAACAACGGCGCTATGCCCGCGCGGTCTTCTCCGGCAGTCAGCCTCGCAGGCGTCGAAGAAGCGATGATGCTGGCATCGGAGGAGATGAAGGCTACGACAGGCCTTTATGACGCTTCCCTTGGAAGCCGCTCGAATGAGACAAGCGGCAGAGCAATTCTGGCTCGCCAGCGCGAAGGTGACGTAGGGACATTCGTTTATGTTGAGAACTTCTCTCGTGCAATTCGCCACACTGGTCGCGTGCTGATCGACCTGATCCCGCATATTTACGACACCGAGCGCATCATTCGCGTGATTGGAGAAGACGGCAAGGAAGACCTCCTTCCCATTAATCGAGCCCAAGTTGTTGAAGGTATGGAGCGCACGTTGAATGACGTGACGCTAGGGGCTTATGACGTAGTTCTGGAAACAGGCCCAAGCTATTCAACGAAGCGGGCTGAAGCACGCGAGAGCATGATTGAGTTCATGCGTTCCGCGCCGGACATTGCTCCGGTTGTCATGGACCTAGTGGCGGCTTCAATGGACTGGCCAAACTCCGACAAGTTCGCAGAGCGCGTTAAGTTCCTGTTGCCGCCTGCTATCCGCGCCAAGGAGGCACAGGAGGCAGGGGAGCCTGTGCCGGAAGACATTCAGCAGGCGAACCAGCCTAATCCGCTAGATATGGCAAAGCTGGAAGAGCAGCAGATTCAGAACGAGGGGAAGACCCTCGATAACCAGAAGAAGCAACTTGAGATTGTCGGCGGCGTGCAAAAGGCTATGCAGCCACAACAACCCGTTCAGCAGCAGGGCGGTTCGGTGACAGACCAAGAGCTTCAGCAGTTCGCGCAGCAGGTAATGGCTGTCATCGAGCAGCAGCAACAACAGATCAACCAACTGGTTCAAATGCTCGCGCCTCCGATCCCGGATGGCCCGGCATATATCCCAGTCGAAGAACAGCCTGGCCAAGTGCCGGGCTTTTAGTTTCGGCCAGAGCTTTCGCATTCCGCGAAAGCCTAGCCATCTTCCCCAGAGGAAACATGACCGAAGAAACCAACGCGCAGACCCTCGCGGGTCTTGCCGAAGGCACGACGACGACTCCCGCAGCCCCGGCGACAGAAACTCAGAACTCTGCCGAAACAGGCAGGCCTGAGAACGATACCGAGGCAACAGATTCAACCGTCACAGACCAGGACGCCGCCAATGGCGAGCAGCCGAACGATGACGATGATACAGAGACAGACGGACAGGATCGGCGGCCTAAGCGCTCCCGATCGGATCGCTACAAATCCAGAATCGCAGCGCAGGCGGCGAGAATTGCAGAGCTTGAGAGCCAACTAGGCGACAAGCCCGGCAAGGAAGCGCCTAAGCCTCCGAGGCTGGAAGACTTCAACTACGATCAGCAAGCTTTTGAAGACGCGCGGCTCGCGTTTAATACCGAGCAGGCCGTCAATAAAGCCGTCGCCGAAACGCGCAAGTCTGAAAACGAAACCAAATTGCGCGAAGCTCGTCAGGAGCTTGTTGAAGAATTCAACGAAGGTGTTTCCAAGATCAAGGACCGCATTGCCGACTATGACGCGGTGATGGAGTCCTGCAAGGTTGATCTTCGTAAGGACGTAGCCGATCTAATCCTGTCCAGCGAGAAAGGGCCGCATCTCGTTTACGAGCTTGCCAAAAACAATGGCGCCAAGCTCCGCGAGGTCCAGTCGCTTACTCCTATCGAAGCTGCCCGAGCAATCGGCCGGATCGAGTCTCGTTTGTCTCTGCCCTCACCAAGAACGCAAACGCAGGCCCCAACTCCGATTAGACCGCCTATTGGCGGTGCGGCTCCCTCTCGTGACATCCACGCTCTCGCCAAGAGCGAAGATGTATCCGAATACATTCGGATGATGAACGAGCGCGACCGAAAAGGGGGTTGAAGGCCTGCCCTATTTGAAAGGGCAAGACTTCAATGGCTAACGCTATCCTAACTCCAGACATTATCGCCGCCGAGGGGCTGCGTATTCTGGAAAACAACCTCGTGATGGCCCGTCAGGTCCATCGCGGATACGAAAGCGACTTCGGAAAGCGCGTAAACGGCTTTGAGGTTGGGGAAACCATCTCCATCCGCAAGCCCACGGACTTCACGGTTCGCGACGGCGCCGTAGCCGACATTCAGGACGTTGTTGAAGGAAAGACCAGTATCACGGTTAACGTGCAGAAAGGCATCGACTTTAAGATGACCTCTGCCGAGCGGACGCTGGACATTCGCGATCTATCGGAGCGGGTAATCAAGCCCGCGATGGTTCAGCTTGCGAACGCCGTCGATCTCAGCCTGATGAATCTCTACAAAGAGGTCCCGAGCTGGGTTGGTACGCCGACCCCGCCTATCAACTCGTATGCTGACTTTGCCAAGGCTCCAGAGCGTCTTGACGAGTACAGCGTGCCGACTGATGGTCGTTCTGCGGTTCTTTCGCCTGCGGATCATTGGGGCCTGCTTGGCTCCCAGACGGCTCTTTACATTCAGGATGCGGCCAAGGGAGCCTACCGGCAGGGTTCGCTCGGCATGATTGGTGGCGTTGACACCTTCATGGCGCAGAACGTCCCGACGCATACTGTGGGTTCGGCAGCAACTGCATCTGCGGTAGCCGATGCGGCGGCAGGCAACGGCGTTCTATCCACGACCTACGCTGCTTCGAAAGACACTGGTTACATGTATCTTTCGACAGACGGCTGGGACGCTTCGACGCTTAAGGCTGGCGACATTCTTGAGTTGTCGAACGTGTATGCGGTCAACCCCGTCACGAAGGCAACCCTTCCGTTTCGCAAGCAGTTTGTGGTTCTGGAAGATACGGTCACGGCCTCTGGTGACACGGCGATCAAAATTTCGCCTCCGATCCTTGGCCCTACCGAAGGCGCATTCCAGAACGTGTCAGCCATCCCTATTGATGGCACGACCACCATTGCCAAGGTTGGCACGGGTGGCACTGGCTATCGCCAGAACATGGTGTTCCACAAGAATGCCTTTGCTCTGGTCATGGTTCCGATGGAATTGCCGGACGGCAACGACAAGGCCGTGCGCAAGTCCAAGGACGGCCTCAGCGTTCGTCTCGTGCCTTACTATGACGGCACGAACGACATGAACAAATGGCGCTTCGACATTCTCTACGGTGTCAAAGCCATTGATCCGCGACTCGCAACCCGCATCAGCGGCTCGACCTAAGGAGGCCTGTATATGGCTATCAATCAACTCTCCGATGGCGGGGACGGCACGATCCTCGGCCAGAGTGCAACCGACAAGGTGTCGTTCTATGGCGTTTCGCCGCCGATCGCGCAGCCGTCTGCTGCCAATCAGGCAGCGATCACGGCAGGAGCGACCACGACCGCTTGCAATAACCTTGTGATTGAACTTCGCCTCGCGCTGGTCAATCTTGGGCTTATCAAGGGCGGTTCGTGAGCCCAGCAAGGGTAATGATTGCCACCCCGGCGTACTCCGGCAGTTTAACTGTCGAGTATGTCGGGGCGGTATTCGCCAATTGCGCGGACTTGGCGGGAAAAGGTGTTATCCCTTACCTCGAAATATTGCCGGGCAATTGTTACGTCTCGCTTGCCAGGAATGAGATCGTTTCCTTGTTCCTTAAGTCAGACGCTACGCATCTCCTGTTTTGGGATGATGACGTAGGAGCCCCAGATAATGGGGCATATCGTCTGTTGCAGTGGCAGGACTGCGATGTGGTCGCAGGCGTTTACCCGAAGAAGACCGAAAAGCCTGATTACCCCGTACGACTTTTGGAAGGAATGAAGCCGGGACCCGTAACAGGCTTGGTTGAGTGCGAAGGTCTTCCTACCGGCTTCATGCTTATTAAGCGAGAAGTCATCGAGAAGATGATTGAGGCTTACCCAGAGCGGCGATTTGTTGACCCGGTAAATGGCAATGTCCACTACGATCTTTTTGCCTGCGAGCGAGTTGGTGAAACGTGGTGGGGCGAGGATTACCGTTTCTGTCAACTCGCCAGACAGCAAGGCTTTCGACTCTGGGCTGATCCATCGCTAGAGCTACGCCACGTTGGGCGGCAAGTCTGGAATGGTCGTTTGCAAGATCATTTGGAGGGCGCAAATGCCAAGCACTTCTGATGAACTCGTAAAGGACGCGCTTCTAGAATTATCTCGGATAGATGCCCAAGATGATCCTGACGCTTCTGACAGCGTTTACATCACCAGAATCTGGAAGATGGAAAATGCTCAGCTTGCAAAGCGTCACATTTCGTACTGGAACTTCAATTCGATCCCTGACGAGGTTTATAACTCCACTGTCCTCTACGTCGCATCACTGGTGGGCGGGAAATACGGCGTTCCGTACACGAAGGCGGAGCAAGAGGCCGCGCGGGAAGTGCTGGCGACAGACGCAAAGCCTAGGTTTACGGGTGCACCCCTTAAGTCAGACTTCCCGTGGGCAAGACGGGACTCGTTCGACTTCTCTAGCGGGTCCTAGCCTTGGTCGCTATTCCTCTCGCTTCCAAGACGGATCCTGCAAAGCGAGAAGTAGTAACCCAAGAGAGGCTGGTTAATCTGTACGCCTCGCGCTCGCCTAGCGGAGCGCGTTCGGAGTTCTATTTGACCAGAACGCCGGGTCTGACGGCTTGGTCGCGAAATTCGTCCGACATTTGCAGGGGATTGTTTGACGCGGACGGATACGGGCTAGGAGCTTTCGGGTCGACGTTGTTTCGCTTTAACACGAGTGGCGGTGCCACTTCGGTATCTGGTTCTATTGCGGGAACGAGCGATCTGCGATGGTCGCAGAACAACGCCAGCCCACGCGAGACTGCCATCGTGACCGGCGGCACCGCGTATCAGTACAACGGCGCGAACCTGACTGCGATCTCGGGCGATCTGCCGGCCAACCCTATCGATACCATTTGCGTGAACGGCATCACGCTGATGCTGTTTGCTGACCGAAAGGTGTTCTATTCGCCGGTCAATGACGCAGATAGCTACAGCGCGCTGAATTTCTTCACTGTGCCCGGCACAGGCGAGCTTAGGGCCGGAATGGAGCTCGGCAACCAGATCGTGTTCTGGGGGCAGGACGATTTCTACATCTTCCGGCACGTCGCGGACGATGCGGATGAGCCGTTCCAGTTGGTGCAGGGGGCTTCCAAGCCATTCGGGTGCATCAACACCTTTGCAAATTGCAATGTAGGTGGGCTGGTCTGCTTTGTGGATCAGTACGGCGTCCCTCGCGTTCTCGGACAAGGCTATCTGCCCGAAAGCATCGGAACGGAAGGCGTTCAAGCCGACATTGACGCACTGAGCGACAAGTCTGTCATCCGGTTATGGGGTTACGTCTCCGGGGATCGCGGCTTTCTGGTCCTTTGGGCCCCTGAGTTCTGCCGCGCCCACGACTTCAAAGAGAAGCGCTGGCATAGCCGGATCAGCTATCAGCGCAATACGTGGCAAGCGAAGTATTACATGCGCTTTGCCGAACGGGATTTAGTTTCTCCCGATCAATCTGGCGGCGTGTTCTTTCTGGATGACAGCGCCTTTACCGAAGATGGCGGGCACATCGTCTGGGACGTTGTTTGCCCTCCGGTGACGAACTTCCCCGGCGGCGGTTTGATCTACACGGTTGATCTCGACATTGAGGTAGGCACCGCACTAGGCGCTCTTGCAGCCATTGCGGACCAAGAGCCGCGCATCACCATGTCGCTTTCCTTGGATGGCGGAAAGACGTTCAAGACGGGCCGCGGAGCCTCGCTTGGTGGTCGCGGTCAGTGGCGCAAGCGGGTGACGTGGAACCGTTGCGGCTCGTTCGGGCGTGAAGGCGTGGTCTTGAAGTTCTCTGGCTCGGCAGGCGTCCCGCACGCGATCATGAACCTGTCGGCTGAAATCACGAAGCGGGCGGGCTGATGGCCGAAGTTCTCTCCGGGATACCTAAGCTCGTCATCCCGGACGCCGATGCTCTGATTATCGGTGCTGTAGCCACGCCAGAGTTGATGGCGCTCCTGAATGAGATCAAGCGGTCTCTAGATAAGGTACGTGGCGCGAACTTTCCTGAGCCAGAAGGCATCACGCCGTCGCAGTTAGCCGACGACTTCGGCACGATCATTCTTGATTGGGCGTCGATGACCGACAACTCGATCCATTCTTCGACAACAATTATGCCCGCCGACAATACGAAGCCGCAAATAACGGAAGGCGATGAGGCATTTTCGATCTCGTACACCCCAAAGCGCGACGACTCGATAGTTGAGATAGCGGCGATACTAAGCGGATCGGCGGGGCCGGGCGTGAATGCGACTGCGGCACTGTTTATGGCCGGTCAATCTGACTGCCTTGTTGCAACGCGCACCACGGTTCAGGGGCTTCAGACGTTAAGCGTTGAAATGCCGTCTTGGGGCACATCGTCCAAGACGTTTTCTGTTCGTCACGGGCCAAGCATCGCAGGAACTAGCTACATCGGTTCGCAGATCGGTTCCACGCCAGTTTACGACAACGCAACACTTTCCCGCATGCGCGTGATCGAGCGCAAAGCCACGCCGATCCCGGCGTAACCGACCACAAAAGTTTCGACTGAACGTCGCTGGATCAATCCGGCGCGAAAGGACTTGCCTATGGGTTTCCTCGATAAACTTTTCGGCATCGACAAGGCCAAGGCCGCGATTTCCAACGCGGCAACCCAGAACCGCGCGGAGTCCAATGCTGCGTGGAGCGATGCGCAGGGCATCCAGCAGCCGTTTATTACGCAGGGCCAACAGTCCTATGGCCTGTTGAACAACTTCCTCGGTGTGAACGGTCAGGGCGCGCAACAGCAGGCTTATGACAACTACGTCGCAGGCCCGGACGTACAGGCGCGGCTCAAGTCGGGCATTAACGCGATCGACAACAGCTACGCGGCGCGGAGCGGGGGCGTTCCTACTGGCGGGCTACTGAAGGCGATCACCAAGTACGGCGCGGACGTAGCAACGCAGGATATGAACTCGTATCTCGGTCGCCTCGCTGCTTCCGGCACGATGGGGCAGACGGCAGCGAATGCGTTGACCGGCGCTCGTTATAATTCGGCTGGCCTGACGACCGGCGCGAATACGGCGGAAGGCAACGGCCTCGCCAATGCTTCACTGGCTGGCGGCAGCATTCTTCAGAACCTCATTTCGGGCGCGTTTGGGCTTGCGGGCTCTAGCGGCTGGAATCCGTTCGGCTCTAGCGGCGGCAATTCGTTGAACGGAACGATGCGTTCATCCGATCCTTGGAGCGGGCTACGCTAATGGCAGGACAGGGCGTTCTCTGGCAGCTGGTGAGCGGATTCGATCCGCTCGGCGCGTATAATCGAGGCCAGCAGCAATTCACACAGCAGCAGAACATTCTTCAGCAATTGGCCGGTCAGGAGCAGGACCGCGCTCTGCGCCGGGACGAAGCCACACGCAACCAGCAGAATACCGATCGGCAGTTCGGGTTTCAGCAGTCACAGGCAGACCGACAGGCGCAGCAGTTCCAGCAACAGTTCGGATTTCAGCAGAACGAAGCGCTACGCAATCAAGGCAACCTTGATCGGACGCACGCAATAGCAGTGCTTCAGGCTCGCGGAGATGACCTCAAGGAAATCAAGAACGCTGACGGGAGTTCATCGTGGGTTCGCATCCCTCGCGATCCGTCGCAGCAGCCAACATCAATTAACGTGCCGGGAACCAACCAGCCGCCAAAGAACCCATACGCTATCCCCGGAAAGGTGACTGACGAGCAGGCAAAGGCCGCGAATTATGCAAACCGCATGGCAGAGTCGAATGACATCATCTCTCGGCTCCAGAATATCAATCAAGGGTTCGCTGGTAACGTAGGCGGAGTTGTAAGCAACTTGGCACCGAACATTGCCAACCCTGCCTTGTCAGCAGACCGGCAAATGTTCATTCAAGCGCAGCGCGATTTCATTAACGCTGTTCTTCGCAGAGAGTCTGGTGCGGTTATTTCGGAATCCGAATTCGCAAACGCGCGCCAGCAGTATTTCCCGCAACCGGGCGACACCGAGCAAGTAATACAGCAGAAATCCCAGAATCGAATGAACGCTATTCGCGGCATCATGGGCGCTGCAGGACAGAACTACACGCCGCCGAAGAACTATCAGACCCCGCCGCCGCAGGCGAACCAGCCGAAGGTGCAGATTACCTCGCAGGAAGAATACGCGCGTCTTCCTAGCGGTTCGCTGTTTATCATGAACGGCAAGAGCTATCAGAAGCCATGAACCCAGAAGAATGGGGTGCCGTCCCCGTAGGAGCGGATCGCGGAGTCCTGAGCCCGTCTGGGGTTGTTGGCGTTCGCGTGAACGCGCCTCAGCAGGTAAATGCGCCGATTGATCCGACTGCTTGGGGCGCTGTACCGGTTGACGTTAACTTCAACGAAGTCTGGGGCGATGCACCGAAAGCCCTTCCGCCTGCGCAGAACCAGCCGACGCAGTTTGCTCCGGAGATCGACCGTATCCTTGCCCGCGAGGCTCCGAACAATCGCAGCGCGCGCGTAGAGCAGCAAATCCGTCGCATGGAAGCGGACGGCGCGAACCCTGCAGCGGACGCAATCGTGCAAGGCCTTACTTACGGGCTATCCGATGAACTTGGGGCCGCACTACAAGCTCTACGCGGTGCCGGAAACTACGGCGACATTCTAGACGCAGAGCGCGAGCGAATTAACCGCGCAAAGCAAGACAATCCTATCACAGCAACGGCGCTTGAGGTTGCGGGAGCGATTGCGAACCCGATTTCTCGAACAGCTTGGGCAGCGCAGGCTCCGACAAGACTTGCTCGGCTGGGTCGCGGTGCTGCTGAAGCTGGAATCCTCGGAGGTATTTACGGCTTCAACCAAGGCGAGGACGGTTTCGAGAATAGGCTAAAGCAAGGCGCAACCAGTGGCGTTGTTTCAGCAGCCGTTGGCGGTCCACTAAACGCTGTTCTGCCAAAGGCGCGTCCAACAGGTTCAACTCGCGCCGATGCGCAAGCTGCAGAGAATCTTGGTGTCGAAGTTCCCACTTTTGTCATGAGTGATAATCGAGGAGTGAACGCACTAGGACAGGCTGCACGGCAAATTCCTGTTTTAGGTGGCAAGATTGATGATCGTCTTGCGGCAGCGACAGAGCAATTGCAGGGCGCGACCAATCGAGTAGCAGGCGATCTGGCCGGAGTCAGTGGGGCCGTTCCTGACCGCAACACTATCGGGACCGCGGCCCGTAGAGCCCTAGAGAAGGGTGTCGATGCGGCGGATGCCCGAGCCGATGCTGCTTTCAATTCGCTCCGCGGGGCAATAAACGCTGACGCTCCAGTGCCTGTGCCGAACCAGGCGCTTGCTGTTCTCGATGACATCGTTGCGAAGCGCAATGCGGCCGGTGACACAGGCGTTTCAATCGACGGGTTGCAGAAGGTGGTCGAACTCCTGACTCGCCCGGAAGGCGCGACCTTCAACGGATTGCAGCGAGCGCGATCTGATCTGGCTAAGGCCATTAAGTTCGATCAGAGAAATGGCGGCTTTAATCAGGGCGATCTAAAGAGAGCCTATGAAGCTCTTACAGAAGCGATGGAAAACGCCGTCCGCATGACTGCGAAGAGTGATCCAGATAGGGCGGTATCTCAACTCGCTAAGGCCAACGAGGGCTTTGCAAAGACGCTAGGTGAGACGCGCGATATTACGCGCTTCCTCTCGCAAGGCTCTGACGAGCGCATTGTTGATCGAATTATCTCTTATGCCGCCGCTGGGCCTGGCAAGGGTGATTTGCAGAAGCTAGGCCAGCTTCGTGCCGGCATGACCCAAGACGAATGGAATGGGATTGCTGGCTATACGCTGCACCGCATGGGCTTGAACCAAGCGGGAGAGTTTAGTCCGCAGATATTCGCGACGAATTTCGGCAGAATGAGCGAGCAGGGGAGAAATCTTTTGTTCGGGAAAGCCGGGACGCAAACGCGCGGTGCGCTAGAGGATATTGCAGCGGTAGCAAAGCGGCTTGCGGATTCTCAGAAAGCCGCGAACTTCTCGAACACTGGGCGAGGAGTGATGACCAGCTTGGGATTGGTTGGGGCGGGCTATTCTTTTTCAGACCCGATTGGCGCGGTATCGAATGCTATCAAGCTGGCTGCAGTCGGCGTTCCGGTTGTTGCGCTGCTCTCTCGCCCGGCTACCGCATCGTCAATGGCACGCTGGTCGCAGGCTTATGAGCGAGTTATCCGCCAGCCCACAGCGGCGACGATCAAAACATTCGATCAGGCGTCACGAAATTTATCGAACACCGTTGGGTCGCAACTAGGCATCCCGCAGGGAGCGGATGCTTTGTTCCGCCAACTGCAAGGCGCTGTACGCGCACCCGCCGAGGATCAGCGCGGCCAGTGAAATAGGCCACGGCACCACGAGCCAAACGGCCACGAAATAAATGAGCAAAGCGGTCCTAGCGGGCCGCTTTTTCTTTCCCAGCATCCGCCAAGGATAGCATCCCCATGACAATGCGCCTAGTCGGCACCCCAAGGGTCCAATCGCCCTATGGGAAGGGCTCGACAATCTGGTTTTACGATCCGGGCACTCTGACCCCGAAGGACGTGTATTCCGATGATGAGAAAGAGACGCCGATCGACCAGACCAACGGCATTGCCGCAGATCAGGCTGGTATCTGGCCCGAGATCGTCCTTGATGGCTCGCTCTATCGGGTCATTGTCAAGGATGCGAACGGAGTAACCAAGCAGGACGTAGATAACTTCGATCCGGGCTTGGCGGCGGGCTTTGGCGTCACTTCGGTCGTTGGCATTGGACAGGGTGGGACTGGCGCAAACAACGCGCCGGCAGCGAGGGCTAATCTGGGTGCCGCATCGTCGGCGGCCCTTACGGCCACGCAGGACACGGTAACAGAGCACGGCGAGCTTATCGCTACTGGTCTGCACGAAGACGGAGATCGTTTTGGCGATTTGGCGAAGGAAGACGAGGTAAGTTACGACCAGCTTGCTTCCGGCTTCGGAAGCATCATGCTGCAGCGCGTTGTCGTCACGACGAAGCAGAACAGTTCGACCACGGCCTCGATCCCCGTTGATACGAGCAAGCCACAAATCAGCGAAGGCACTCAGCTTTACACGCAGTCTTTTACGCCACTGTCTGCCTCTTCCAAAATCGTCATCAAGGTTCTTGTCCAAGCGCAGGGCAACGCCAACTCGCAATGGGCCGTGTTTGCTCTCTTCAAGAATTCGGATGCTGACGCGCTCGCTTGCGAGGCACAATGGATGAGCAACAACGGCGGCACTGTCCATATTAGTTACGAGTACGAGGAAAACAGCGGCTCGATAGCGTCTAGAACCTACAGCGTTCGCATGGGCACGAATACCGGAACACTGATCCCGGATTCTCCGACCTTCGGCGGCGTTCAGGTTTCCCGAATGATCATCGAAGAATGGTTGGCGGTCTGATGGAAGCGATTTTCATTGATTCCGATTTCGATGAAGACACCACGATCACGAACGATCAGGACGTTGCCGAGGATATTACCGACTGGACTTTTGAGTGCCTGTTCAAGCAGGGCTGCAATGAACTGACGCTGAAAGTCGGTAGCGGCATCACGATTCTTGATGCTGAGAACGGCTTGTTTCGCATTTCCTTATCTGCATCGCAGACCAGCCAACTAAATATTGGGCAAGCGCGCGTGATGCTTTGGCGCACTGACTCCGGGATGAGGAAGATCATCGGGGAGGGCTCCGCTTCCGTTGAAGGAAAGAGTTTCGACGCATGAGCGCTATTCGATGGAATGGCGGGGCAGGCCCCGCGATCCGCCTTGCTGCGGTGTCCTCGCTTGTTGGACCAAAGGGCGATACTGGCGATTTTGTTGAGGTCGGCATAAGCACCATTGGTAGCGGACACGACACTCGCGTTCTTCGCAACAACAACGGCGTCTTAGACGAGTACGAAGTAGCGGGCACCGGCAAAGTTGCAATGACGACTTGGGCGCAAGCTAGAAGCTTTGCAGCCGCTGGCGACTTCGACGGTCTCAATGGCGATGGCAGCGACGTAGCGAGCGTGTTGGACGCGGCGCTACAGCAGCTATCAGATGTAAGCCCTGGCAATAAGCTATTCTTGCCTGCTGGCAACTATCTGCTCGGCGAGCGCGTAACGCTGCGGTCTAGCATCGACCTAGAGGGGGTAGGCCGTGGCAAGTCCAATCTGATTATCCCGAATATTGCTGACTACGCATTGTTCGGTCAGGCGCTGGAAAATGTTACCGTGTCTGGGTTCACCATGGAGATGGGGAACTATGGTGGCGCGAACACTTCGGCAGTGGCCTTCTCCGATTGCGACAACGTATCGATCATCAACAACGAGATCAAAAACCAAGGCACGTTCAGTCTCGTTCTGAACGGATGCCGAAATTCGCAGATCATTGGGAACAAGATCACCGAGGACAACCCGGTTACCTCGCAGAACCAAGGCATTCTTGTTTCTCTATCTGCTGGTCCGAACCCGAATATAACGATCCGCGACAATCATCTGATCGGTACGGCGATGAATATCGGGCTCTCGCGCAGCTCGATTGAAAACAACACCATCGAAGGGTGGAGCTTCGGCAGCGGCATCACGACTGAATTGCACGAGGACTGCTTTGAACTGTCCATTCGCGGAAACAAGATTTCCGGCGGTCGCGGGCTCGATACGAACGACACCTGGGCGATCGGCATCGAAAATTGGGCTCCCGACACGATCATCGAAGACAACCTCTGCACCGATAACGATGGTTACGGCATCATTTCGGGGGCGCCGAATTGCCGGATCAGCAACAACACCTGCCGCGACAACGGCCACGGTCAGAACGGTCACGGCATTGGTGTTAGCTTTCAGGCGCACAACACCCAGATCGGCGGCAACCGCTGCTACAACACGCTCGGCGCAAGCGGCGATCAGGGCTATGGCCTGGAGATCGGTAGCGGGCTTACCGGAATTGTGGTCGAGCCGAACAACTTCGAAGGCAACAAGACCGGGACGATCCTCGCTTTTAGCGCTTTCAAAGAAGTGTTCCCCGTACCATTTGCCGTGCCTCCACGCCATGTGTGGATTGGTCAAGACGGAATTTTCGAGCTTGCGCCGTCCTTCCGCGCGCTAGTTGTTGCCGACCTTCCGTCTGAAGCGTTCGGGTTCAGCGTGCCGACGAATCTTAAGCTTGCTGCCTCAGTGTCCAGCAATGCCTTGACTGTCTCCGTAAAGAACAGCGCTGGTAACGACCCATCGAACAGCGATCCTGTAAAAGTTCCTTTCCGCGATCCGACCGTTGCCAACGGAGGGCTCATTTGGCGGTCGCTGACGGATGCGCTCTCGCTTACGATTTCGAGCGGTAGCACGCTCGGAGCATCGAACAACGTGGCGTTCCGTGCATGGATCGTCCTTTTCGATGATACCGGTACGCTTCGACTGGGGGTTATCAACTGTTCGACATCGTCTCGCATCTACCCGCTGGACGAATGCGGTGTTGCGTCATCGACCGCAGAGGGCGGTGTGGGCGCTGCGGATAGCGCTGGCGTAATCTATACCGGCACTGCCGTATCATCGAAAGCGTCCCGCATCATCGGGTATCTGGAATACGACAGCGGCCTTGCGACGGCCGGGACGTATGCCTCAGCACCGACGAAGTTGCAGTTGTTCGGACCGGGCGTGAAAAAGCCCGGCGATGTTGTGCAGGTGTCGTATGGTGAAACGTCCGCAACTGTTACGCATGTCGATACTGCGGCTTCGGATACGGGCATCACTTGTGATATTACGCCGACTAGCAAGATCAATATCATGAAGATCGACGGTGTGATTCAAAGCATATTCCCGAGCGAAATGGGTTTGGGCTTGATCGCCCGTCTAAACCGCTCTGGTTCCAATATCAAAACTCTTGGATCAACGATTGGCTTTGGCGCGGGTGCTCGTGTTATTGCACCGTCTGCCTTCCTTGCTCTCGATAAACCGCAATCTGTCTCTACGTTGACGTATAAAGTGACCGGTCAAGCGGGGAACAATACCGGCACGGTCAACACGCAACACGATGGTAGCGGGGGTTGCCTTTCAACAATTTCTGTTGCGGAGTTGATGGGCTAGAAGAAATCTGGCGTCGTAAGTCGTTTGAATTCTTCTTCAGACTTCACATACTTACCGATGACCATCCTGAGATGAAGATAAGCCCGCGCGAGGTTCATTTCGTCTTCAAGTCTGCGGGCTTCGATCAGAGCTTGATCGTGACACCACGGCTTATTGCTCCCTTCCGCGCGATCGATTGGGGTAGGGGCTATGGGCTTAAATGAAGCTGACATTTCAGACACTCTCTGATTTGTTGAACAGCGGCTCGGTTAGCTGGCGCTCGCTCCAATGCCGACCGGGGGCGCGATAACCATAGTGCTTATAGAAGTGGAAGGGAATCTCTGCCTGGATCGGTTCCAGTGGAACAATGGCTATCCGGTCCGCGTACTTCTCTTTCAGGTCTATCTTTCTGCGGATGATGGTGAAAAGGGACTGCATTATCGCGCCGGAACCGGTCAGCGAGGCAATGTCATATTCGACATGCGCTTCTGAGGTGCCTTCTCGCTCCCGATGCGTGACTAGGGATTCGAGTGCCAGTTGAAGTACCGACCATATGATCCCGGAGTCCCGACGCGCGGCGAGGGCGGTGTTGACGATATGATAGCCCGCATCTCTCGCAGAATGCCGGTGGTCGAACAGAACCACATCTTTGTACGCCAAGAGCGAAAGCGTTTCGGCCAGCCGCCAAGGGTCGGCCGTGCCAGTGTGCGCGTCCACGTAAAGCCCGCCAAAGCGTAAGAGGAGTGCAAGGCGAGCTATGTCCGACTTGCAAGCAGGTATACGGATAGCATCGTAGAGATCGGCATAATCCCCGAGCGCATCTCGCGCGTCGTCGTCACCAAAGACCCGAAATTTTCGGAAGTTAGAATGCCATTCGTCAATCGCGGGCTGGTTATGCCCGCGATCAGAACTCGAACCGCTCCAGAACGTGAAGATCATATCAGAGCGGCTTGTTCACTCGCAAAAGAACCTGCGGGTAGTCGCGCGACCAGCTTCCCATAACATCGGTTTCGGCCAGATGGCCGGTCATGATGTAATAGTGAATTACGGTTGCCATGTAGTCTGCGGCCGCGTCGTCAAACAGAATTACAGAGTTTGGCTTGGCGATCTTGATAGCGCTCGTAAGGTCTGCGTGAGAAACGCCGGCACCATGCCCGCCATCGATATGAATGAGATCGTAGGCCCCGCTTCGTAGTGGCGGCATCAATTCGCGGCTGTCGCCGAAGTGCATATCGATGCGGTCGCCAAAAACCGACTTCAGATATTCGTAGGAAAGATGCGTGTATCGATACTTGCCAATGTCGATCCCGGTATAGCGGAGATACTTATTGACTGAGAGCGCAAGTAGGGCGCTGTGACCGGCGTTAAATCCTACTTCCAAGAGCGTACGCCCGGTGCAGACGTACTTGATGAAGTTGATGCGCTTGCTTCTGAACGGAGGGAAGGGAACGTCGCCAAGCTCTGTTACTTCGTGAGCGTTGAATAGGCTTCCCTCGATCTTCTCGCCGGTGCTTTCTACGATCCGATTGAGTTTGATAAGGTTCTCTTGGTAGTCGGCAAGTAACGGTTCAACGTCGCCTTTGGAGAGCTCGGGCAAAAGGCGGTTATACTGACTGTAAATGTCGATCAATTTAGCCTCGTAATTCCTGTGATTAGAAGTCGTGGTGTTTTCTCGTGTCGTTCCAGTTCGGAACTCGCTCGCAATAGCAGAACGACCGGTAGGCAAGTTCCTACAATTCCATAAACAATTACGCCCAATCAATACTGCCAGACCCGAAGACTAGGCGACGACCCCCCCATCCTGCAATATCTTAAAAAGGAGCGCCCGGTTCGCCGGTCGATAAACCATGAAGCGTCTTATCGCCCTCGCATTTGCGGGGGCTTTTTTATTGGCCACCCCGGCTCCGGCTTTCTTCGCAGGATCGTGGCTTGAGGCGAATATTGGTGCCTCACGTCCTGCCGGAGCGCCTCATGCCTGGTGCGGCTACGCCATGCGGCTAGAGGTCATGGCTATGGGCCGTCCCGATCCGGGGCCTGCCTATAACGCTGTGCGATCTTGGCACAACTACGGGACGCCTGCACCTCGTGGGGCAGTGGGGTCGCTGTTCATTTCACGCGGGCACATCTCGAAGGTCGTTGCTGGCGAGTGTCCTCCCGGTCGCGTGATGACGATTTCGGGGAACGCTGCGGGCAGGCGCGTGTCTCGTATGTGCGAGCCGCTATCGAGCCTTGTGGTTTCGAGGTTCCCGTGATCCGCGCATTTCTAAATGCCGTCATCGTTGGTGGTCTATTGCTGCTCGCGTCGATCGCTGTGTTGGTGTGGCCCGAAAACATTCGGCGCGCTCGAGCGGACGCAGCGACTTACGTGATCGGTGACAGCATTTGCGAAGGCATTACGTCCGTTCGCCCAGCTCCCGGCTACGTTCGGCGCGGCGCAATGACTTACGACCTCATCGGATGGCTGGACGCATTGCCTCATCGCTCTGCTGTCGTGTTTTGCGCAGGCACCAATGACGCTGCCGTTCAAAGCAAGTCGCTTCGCTATTCCGTAGCGGCGGTGCTTTCGATCGTCCGCGCGAACAAGCTTCGCATGACGTGGATCGGTCCGGTCCGCACTACGCGACCGTGGGATCGGCACTCGAATGAAGCCGACACTTTTCTAGCGCTGCATCTCGCGCGCGCAGGCGTTCGCTACGTCTCGCTCCGTGCGGTCAAATTCGAGCGCTCCGAGCTTGCCGGCGACGGCATCCACTTCACGCCGAAAGGCTATCGCCGCATCGCGCGGCTCGCAGGGGTGGCGCCATGAAGCTGCTTTCCAACTGGCGCGAGATCATTACTCGAGCATGGAGCATCCGGCTGATCATCCTCGCCGGCATCCTGTCCGCGATCGAGGCCGTGCTGCCGTTCATCCCGCAGCTCTACATGGTGCCGCGAGGGATGTTCGCGCTCCTTACGCTCGCCATCACGTTTGCCGCACTTGTCGCGCGCCTCGTAGCGCAGCAATCGATCGAAGGTGACAAATGAGCCGCCTGACCAGAGGCGGCGCTGCCGCCGCGCTTCTCGCTGCCATGGCTATCGCCTTCGTCGGCCAGTGGGAAGGCCTGCGCCTGCGCTCGTATCAAGACATCGTGAAAGTTTGGACGATTTGCTACGGCGAGACAAAGAACGTCCGTCCCGGCATGACGAAGACGAAGCCGGAATGCGACAAGCAATTGCTCGCATCGCTGGACGAGCATGCTGGAGGCATGGAGAAGTGTCTTGCTAGCCCGGACACGATCCCCGGCAATTCCTACGTCATGTTTGTCTCGCTGACTTACAACATTGGCGTCGCCGGGTTCTGTCGATCGTCGCTTCCGCGCCTCATCAATGCCGGGGATATTCGAGCGGCGTGCAATCTCCTGCCTGCCTTTAACCGGGCGGGCGGGCGCGTCGTGCAAGGCCTCGTAAACCGGCGAGCGGCCGAAAAGAAGATATGCCTTGAGGGTTTGCAATGATCGCGTTCCTCACAAGCTGGAAGACGTGGCTTGCCGTCGCGCTCGCATCCGGGCCGCTGCTCATCAAATTCCTTCCTGTCACCGCGCCGATCTTTGCCGTCGTGATGCAAAGCAAGGCAGGGCGCACCGTGATCTACGGCCTGCTGATTGCGGCCGTGGCCTTGCTCGTCGTCTCAGCGCTGGAATCGCGCGCCTATAACCGGGGCGCCGCCGACACCCAGCAGAAGGTTAACGACCAGAACCGGCGCGCGGTTGAACGCGCAAACGAGGCCTCTATTTCGGTCGAGGACTGCTACGATCGTGGCGGCGACTGGATCCAAGAACGCGGGGTCTGCACGCTGCCATGAGAATCGTCATCGCCGCAGCATTGGCTTTTGCGCTTGCCGCCTGCCAGCACACCGGCCCGGCTACCATAACCGGCGCCTGCGAGGCGTTTCCTGCGCCGAAGCACGTCATCCGCGGCGCCAACAAGCCGTCGCAGCGCTGGATCGATACCACGATCGAGCGCGGCATCGCAGTATGCAACTGGCCGCGGCCGCGAGTGTTGAAGCCGTGAACAAGAAGCGAGGCAAGGCGTTGAACAATGCGATGACACAGGATCGTCACTGGCATCTTGACCGTCGCGTTCCGCTCGCGACAATCCTGACGATTGTTTTGCAGACCGCAGGCGTCATTTGGTGGGGCTCATCCATCAATGAGCGGGTCAACCAGCTCGAAGCGCGCGCGCTCATTACAGCGCCGCAGGGCGACCGCATTACCCGCATGGAAGTAAAGCTCGAAAGCATCGAGAAGTTCATGGGGCGGATCGAGCGCTTTATCGAACAGCGGCCGCTCCCAAACTGAATCCGCCCATCCGGGCAGATGCGCCGCCTGACGCTATCAGGCATCCATCAGACGCGCGGGCTTCCTTCCTTGCCCGCGTTTTTGTGTTCTCCCTGTGAACGACCCACTAGCCCGCTGTCCCTAACGGGATGGCGGGCCTTTTTTCGTTTCAGTAGAGCATGCTTTTGGTCTTATCGCGGTATACCGTGACATGCGAAGCGGGGCGACCGCATTTGCTACAGCGCAGCTTCGCGCCAACATCGACAAGCTCGCCGTCAGGTAAGTAGGCGAATGCAATCTCTACCATCCTGCGGCAATGATCGCAGTGAACGTGCAGGCCGTCATAACCCTCGGCTTTGATCTCGGAGAGTTTCAT